CCACTTCTTCGCCAGATACTGCTTTACATCCGCACCGGGCTTCGACTCGACGACCAACTCGCCGATCTGGACGCCCATGGAGACGTTGCGCAGGATGCCGTCCTGGATGTCCTGCCAGGTGCCGTTAACGTCCTCGCGATTCGAGAACCGCAGGACAGCCCGGTAGCCGTCGTCGGCGCGGCGGGCGGATTCGACCACGCCGATCACATACTCGGTTTCGTGGGTCATGTGGCCGTCGAGGACCGGCGCGCCGGCAGACAGCGCGGAGAGGTCGGCGGAGTCCATATCGAAGCGCAGCTTCCAGCTTTCGCCCGTGAAGAAGTCGAAGCGCTCAACGGTCGCCCCCGAATAGAACAGCACCTCGCGGCGGCGCGGGCCTTCGGCCTTCGGCTCTTCCTCGTCGTCCTCCGGCGTCGGCATCGGCGCGAGTAGCTGGCCGGCCAGTTGAATCTTCAGGTCTTCAATCACTGCGTCACCCCCTGCCCGGCCTGCCGCACCGGAATCATTGCGCCTTGCACCAAATACTCTTCGCCGCCGCTGTACGGGTTCAGGTTTTCCTTTGCCCGGATCTCGTTCGCGTTCAGGACGCCGATGTTCCGCATCGCTGAGTAGAACGTGGCGCGACTGGCCGCGTCGCCGCGTAGCAGCGCGTCCATGTTGAACTCGGCGTAGTAGGTCTCGGCCTCGCGCGGACCGAACAGCTGCATATTGATCCGCTTCTCGATCCGCGCCAGCCATGGCCGAATCGTATGGGTGGCAAAGTCAATGCCCTGATGTTCGATGTTGTTGTTGGTCGAGCGCGTCAGGTCCTGGATCATATGCGGCGGCACGCGGAAGATGCTGCAGATATCGGCCTTCTGGTACTGGCGCAGTTCGAGGAACTGCATATCCCGGTGATTGATCGAGACCGACTTGATTTCGGCGCCCTGCTCAAGCACGCCGATTTTCCCCGCGTTGCGCACGCCGCCAAAGTTGCTCATGAGCCACGTCTGCAGGTTGTTTCGCGCCTCGTTGCTCAACGCTTGCGGGACCGTGAGATACGAAGGTGGCGTGGCGTTGTTGCGGAAGAAGTTCGCGCCGTACCCTTCCGCGTCCTGCGTCATGCCCAGCGCCTGCGCCATGTAGCTCACGGGCGAGTGGCCGGTGAGATTGTCTTCGCCGTCGTAGCCGAGGCCGGGGATGTGCAGGATATCGGACGCGGTGTACATCTGGTTGCTGTAGGTGTACACGAGAACGCCCGTCTCCGGGTCCCGCGCCACGCGCATTCCGGTTGGCGACAGCGGCACCAGGCGCACGACGTCGCCGCGCATGTTGGTTACGATGCGGGCGTAGAAGTTGCCGTGGAGGCAGAGGCACTTCGCGGCAAGCTCCCAGAACTCGAAGGCGCTCATGTCGTCGTTGGGCGCGTCGTGCAGGAGGTAGTACAGCGGGTGATTCCGATCCAACTGCCGCCCGTCGGTCGTGCGACGAAACACGCCGCAGGGTAGACTGCCGATGCTTTCGGCGATGACTCGCACGCAGGCCCAGACAGCGGTTATGCGCATAGCCGAGTCGGCAGACACAAACCACTTCGACCCGGTGACGGGCTTGTACCACCAATCGCTATCCGGCGGCGGGGTAGCTCCGAGTTTTACCATCAGGCGGCCAAAAGCGTTCATGTTGCGGTAGCACGAAACTTTCGAGTCGTGCTAACAGCGTAGCACGAATTTTGCCAACTGTAGCACGGGTATTTTTTCGCGCTCCTACCAACTGATGGTCAGCGGCACCATGTCCTCGTACACGCTCCGCTCAGCCCGCACGTCCTGAACACAGATGCCGGTCGCCATTACTGCCGCAATAACCAGGTCATTGCGGCTGGACTCGCGGCGTCGGTCAGAGTGAATCGGCTTGATATTGCCGGCGGGGTCCGTAGCAACTTCGGTGCAATCGACGCACCACCGGAACAGCGGGTTGCCGTCGTGGACGAGGTTGCGCTCGTGGACCAGCGCCTCGAAGCGTTTGGACGCCGGGGACATCGACCCGTAGCCCTGCCCGAACTCGACCACCTTGATCCCGGCGTCCATGAGTTGCTGTGCGGTGTCGCGGGCTCCCCATCGGTCATAAGCGATAGCCCGGATATTGAACACCCGCGCGAGGTCTGTGATATGCGCGACCACGTGCCGCCAGTCCACCACGTTCCCCGGTGTCAGCCGAACATGGCCGTCGTCGGCCCAGAGATCGTAACGCACGCCGTCGGATAGCGATTTGTCGCGGGCGGCCTGCTCGGGGATGTAGCCCCAGGCGCGGTAGTATACCTTGCCCTGATACGGCCAGCACAGGGCGAAGGCCGTAAGGTCGCGGACGCTGGCAAGGTCAAGGCCGCCGAAGCACGGCACGCCCGTCAGGTCGGGGAATTCGTCGCGGCAGGCGTCCCAGTCGCGGATCGGAATCCACTGCGAGTTGGCGCTCGTCCACTGGTTCAGGTACAGCCGCCGGAACGTGTTCTGGCGCTCGGGTCGGGCTAGGGCCTGCCGGAACTCTTCCTCGTAGTCGCTGAGTTCGTGGAGGTGGCCGAGCGACGGCAACGCCAGCGGCCAGAGCGTTTGATCGGTCCAGTCGGCGTCGGCGGGGACCTCGTAAATCAAGGGGAAGTAGCTGTCGTCCTTCACGTCGCCGCCAAGGACGCGCTTGGCGTAGGAGTACTCGCGGTAGCAGATGGACTCCTGCGAAGACCCGGCAGTGGTAATGGTGACCCACAGCGGATTTCGGCGGGACTTGCTGCCGGTGGTGAGGGCGTCGTACAACTCCTCCTCGGCGCGGCCCCAGGCGTGCAGCTCGTCGAACACGACCAAGCTCGGGTTATAGCCGTGCTTGCCGGCGCCGTCTGAGGACAGTGCGCGGATGATCGAGCCGGTTTCTTTGTGCCGAATCAGCTTGCGCGATTCGGTGATCTGGACCAACTCGGAAAGCTCGGCGGATCCGCGGATCATGCTTGCCACGGCGTCAAAGCAGATACTGGCCTGGTCGCGGTCTTTCGCGGCCATGTAGATTTCTTGGTTGGGCTCCGGGCTCAGGAAAAACTCCGCGATGACGAGCGCGGCGACGGTCTGAGTCTTGGCCTGTTTCCGGCCCATGCTGCAGTACGCCTTCCGGTACACTCGGCGGCCGTCGGCGCGTTTCCAGCCGAGGAGGTTAGCGATAAGCTTGCGGCTGTGCGGCAGGAGGACGAAGGGCTCAGGGCCGCCGCTTTTGGTGGACTTTGTAAGCATCAGCGACTCGATGACCGCCTCGGCCATGGTCACTGCGTCGAGATCGAACCAGATGTCAGGCTTTTCGCTTGGCAAGCTCGAGCACCTGGGACAACTTCGATTTCACCGGCGCCTTGGCGACGTCACGGAGGCCAGCCCGCGACCGTGCGCGAGGACCCATCAGCAGATGGCCGCGCAGTTCGTCCATTTGCCGCGTAATCGCAAGCCACAGCCGGTCGTCTGCCGCCGAGTCACGGCGAACTGTGGCGGTAGCGAGGTCGGCGTACTGCGAGGAGTCGATCTGGCGAATGGAGACGCCGGCGGCGCGGTTCTCGGCGACTAGGCGCTCGAAGACTCTCTTCTCTTTTGCCGTCAGGCCGGGAGGTGGCGTGATGTCTTCCTGCACGTACTCGACAGGCTTGGCGTTCTCAATTCGCGGTTGCGGTCCTCGGAGTCCCATAAGCGTAGCTGATAGTAGGCTACCACAGCGCCGCAACTGCCTGTCAATTTCCTGTGGAAAGCCTGTGGAAAAGTGGCTATCAGTACCAGTGGTTTTCCGAGGGTACCTGTGGAAAAGCTGTGGAAAACCGGCCGGGGCAAACTGGCGAAACTCGCAGTTTCTCGTAGCCGGGTTCCGGAAGTCGGTGCTGCGTAGATATCCACAGGATTTCCACAGCCCCTCCCCCTCCTAACCGTTAAGTCTTCGCCTTTTGTGCTCCTTTTCCACTGTTTTCGGGGTGCTGCGGCCCGCCAGCCTGTGGAAAGTTTTCCACAGGCCCTAGTACTACCTCCGTCTCCGCTCGGATCGGGTCTTCGTCGCGTGGCACGGCAAGCACAGAGCCTGCAAATTCCCCACCTCCAGCCGCGCACCACCCGCCCGCAGCGGTACGACGTGATCCACCATGCGCGACGGCGCTACGCCGCAGTGCTCGCAGATGGGCCGCTCTCGCCGAATCATGCGGGACAGCCGCTCCCAGGTGGAGTCGTAGCCGCGGGCGGTGGAGTCGGGTCGGTTGTCTGGTGGCCGCTGCTGGCCGCGCCTTGCGGCGATCAGCGCAGGGCACGCGCCCGAGTGGGCTCGGCTGCATCGGCTGCACCAGCGGGGGGGGGAGGTTGGCATGGTGGTATTTTACGCCGCCGTGTTCACGGCGCGGGAGTTGCGGCGGCGGTGCCCGGATCACACCCTTCCGGGCACATGACCTGCTGACGCTCGCACTGGCGGCAACACGCCGCCAAGTTAAACCGATAGCCGGACGCTGCGCGGAACGCTGAGTCAGTCAGCCACTCCCCGCAGCGTCCGCATTTTTTGCGGCGCAGCCCGAACCGCCGCCGCGCCCACAACTCCAGCTTCCGCGCGGAGCAATACCCCTTGCTGCCCCGCGCCGCCTCGATGGCCTCGAGGAACTCCACCGCCAGCCGCTCCTCGTCCGTCACGCCGCGGCTCCGCAGGCGCACGCCTTGCCATTTGCCGCCAGCCAGTCAAGTCGCGCCTCTCCAGCGAGTCCGGGCGGCGCGTCCGGGTAAACGGTCCCCGACCCGCCACAAATCGCGCACAGCGGCTCCTGCGGCGCGACAACAGCCAATCCCTGCCCAGGAGGGCGGCGCGAATAGTCGCCGTCGTAGAGCCAACGCTCCAAATGCGGGATGAAGTGCTTCCGGTCGCGGAAGCGTTTTGCGGCGTGGTATTCGGCCCAGCGGTCGAATGATACTTGGATCTTCCCCAGCCACTCGACGACGTCCGCTCCGGCCTTCACGAACTCCCGCTCCGCTGCCGCCGCCGCGCGCGGCACATTCCCCGGCTCAAGCCATGCCTCGGCGAACTGCTCGACCTTAGCGCGGATCAGTTGCGTCGGGTCCGGCTCGCTCCAGTCGATGTCGGCCTGCTGCCGTGCCGCCTTCGGCTGCTCCGGTAGAACGGACGGCGCTTCGCGGAATCCGGCATCAGGTATCAGGTATCCGGTATCAGGTATCAGGGCGAAGTCCTTCGCATTTAGGTGCGAAGCGCTTCGCGTTTTGGTGCGAACCTCTTCGCTTTTAGGTGCGAAGTCCTTCGCACCTAAGTGCGAAGTTTTTTCAACCTGTTCAGAATACAGTATGTTATCGCCGCTCGGCGGAGGGATCACAGAAGGCACCTCTTGGTGGTGGGGCCTTTGATGCTTGGCCCACGTCGGAATTTGGATGAAATTCGCGCCCTCCGCCGAGTAGCGGATGATGAATCCGTAGCTTGCCAGTCGCGACAGGCCGGCCTCGCAGTCGTGCTCCTCGTAAGGGAAAATCTCGGCCTTGATCCGCCTCGGTCGGTCCTCCAAGCGGCCCGCTTTGTCGGCCAAAGTCCACAGCCCGATGAACATCAGTCGATCTTTGGCGTCGAGGCTGGCGAGGGCCTCGTTCTTGAAAAAGCCGGGCTTTATGTTCCTAGCGCGTGGCATAAGCACCTCGCTCATGCATAGCGTGCAGTCGCTCAATTGGGTCTTCGTTTAGCGTGGTGTGCGAGCCAAAAAAGCGCAGCCATTCATACTTGCAGCCCCAATGCCCATAAATATTGCGTCCTTCTTTGGCAAAATTCCTGACCCTAAACAACTTGTGCCTATCTCCAGCGTCAAAATACACCGTCTTCCGAGCCGATAGCCAGCTTTTGCGCGGCCAACTCCATATCTGCGGCAGTCTGCCCTGCCAATCCGACCACGAATAATCCTCAGGGGCGGCTCTTACGTTATGCCAAAACTCCGAGGCGTCCACCAGCCAAACCATTCCACGTCCGTAAAATTCCTCCCGCTCGCGAATTTCCTCAGCGGATATCGGCGAATGCTGTAGCTCAATTACCCTACCTGCCTTCGTCCGTATATCCGCCCTGTGCGGTCCTATGACTATCTCCCGCTCGGATGGCGCAAAGTAATCTTTCCATGCCAAGTGCCACGGCCCTTCGTGTTCGCTCCACGGGTCGCAATCCGTATCTCCCCGGTGCGACCAATGCCAGCGATTTATAGGCCCGCACTTCGCTATGACCTCCTCCCCGCACGTTGGGCATACGGCCTTGGCTCCAGGCCATGGCTCAATGCGTTGGCCCTTTTCGTCTTTGGCGTATATCATTGCGCCTCCTTCTTCATCACCATCTCGGCCCACCGCCGCATGGCCGACCCCTCCGGGTACCGCTCGAGGTCGGCCAGCACGAGCGCCGCCGCCTCCTGATTCTCCCGGTCGTACCGCTGCCGGGCCTCCCATATGCTAGATTCGTCCGTGCGCTTCGGCATGACGCAACACCTCCACAATCACATCCTCCGCGCTTCCCGCCTGGCACCAATGCCCGGCCCACGAGTCGCGAAACTGCACCTCGTCGGCCGTCAGCTTCTGCTGAGACGGCGGTTTCTCGCCGTCCTTCAGCTCGACCAGGCACGTCAGGCCACGGAAGCCTACCACCAGGTCAGGGAAGCCCTTGCCCAGCCCGCTGGTCACTGCCACGGTCATTCCAGCGTCTCGCAGCGCCTTCACGGTCGCTGGCTGGTTCGCGTCAATCTTTGCCGCCCTACGCATCGCTATATCTCCTCCTGCTCAACCACTCCGCCCACTCCCGCTCCCGCGCCTCCCGCTCATCCGCATCCGCCGCTCGAATCCGCGTCACCGGCCGCGTCGGCTGCACCGGCTGAGGCTTGGCAAACACCTCCGCCCCCACGACCGTCTCAGTCACCCCACGCCCCGGTAGGGCCGTATCCCAGCGGCGCGGCACCTGCTTTTCAATCGCCTTTGCCGCCGTCGACATCTTCGCGCGGCTGCTCGCCTTCACCTTCGCCTCCTGCCGCTGGTCGTAACACACACGGCAAAACTTCCCGTGCGGCGTGGCCTTCGGCTGCCCGCATCCCGGCGACTCGCAGACCGTAGACCGTGGCTGCACTCCCGCTTTCCGGCGTCTCTCGGCCTCGTAGTTGCGGAGGCACTGGCGGCACATCACGCCGTAGGGCAATCGCGGCTCGTCGCATCGGCTGCACTTGCTGGTGTCCACCACCTTCACCGGCGCGTCCGGGTCCATGCCCCGGCTGCGCCTCACCTGTTTTCGGGCGTAGACCCGGTAATGCTCCTCGCACCGGGCGATACTCACCCCCGGCTTGCGCGGCGCTCC